CGTCAGCATCATCCAGCTCCAGATCCAGCTGGTCAGCCTCAAACCCCCGATTGTCCGTGTGGGTCAGCGATATCAGCCGTGACTCAATCGTGGTTGTTATGTCCTTACTTTCGAGCGTGACACGGAAAGCCGGTATCAGTCCGGCCCCTTCCATCCATGAATAACCTGTCATGACAACAACCCTCCTGCCATAGAGATTGCAGAATCCTTAAGCTGGGTCAGCTGCCCTGACAGATCGCCCAGCATGTTATTCAGCGACTCATCCACCCGTTTCAGGGTGATAGTGAATTCAATCTGTCGCGCCGCGCCATCACTGAAAAATTCGCGTTTAGTCTGGCTGATGCTCTCTATAACAAACATGCCGTAAATCGTGCCGCTGCCCTCAATCAGGGGCCAGGCTTTGCCCGTCTCCGCCATCTGGTCCAGCGTCAGCATCGAGAGATTGCCGCCAGTGATGGCGGGCATTAGTGTGCCGTTCAGCGTGATAGTGTCCGTATCGGGCCCAACAAACTGCAGTACTGGCCGGGCGTTCACCCGGCTGTTACTGGCGTGCCTCCACTGGCGCTGCAGCTGCAGCTCCTGATACGGGACTGTTTTCAGCGTGAAAACAAAAAGACCCAGCACCATCATCATTCGAAGTCTCCCCTGTCTGAGAAATTACTGCGCATACGGGCGCTGGCCCGGCGTTCACGTTCACCAAGCTGCCGTGCCACCTCGCGGGCTATGTCGGCAGCGTCTTGCCCTGGCTGGGCGTAGATACTGATTGGCGCGTGAATACTGACGGGCTGAGTAACCACAGCTGCAGACGCGCGGCGCGGCATCTCCTCCCGGTATTCCACCGCTGGCAGGCTGAACGGATGCAGCGGTTTCGGCGTGGCTGCAGCAGTTGGCTGTGAAACACCGCTAAAAGCAAATGCAGCTGCAGCAGCCAGTGCAGCAGTACGGCGGCGGCTGGTTATATTGGCGGGGCCGTTTACGATTTCTGGGCCGTTTTCACCCACCACGCCCCACTGGCCACGCGGGATCACGCCACCGTTATCATGGAAGCCTGCAAATCCCAACCCATAACCTGCATATGGTGATCCACCGTTCGGTAAAGTAACCCGACCGTCGCCGCTTACCGTGGCTGGCTGCTGCTTGGCAACCTGCTCCGGCAGCTTCGCTTTTGCCGCCTCTTTGCTGACGATCCCCAGCTTCTCCAGCAACCATGAAACGCCGGATTTCAGCGTCTCCAGCGGGTGCATAACCATACTCAGACCGTCAGCCAGCGCTTCACCAAACTGCCGTCCCATTCCCGCTGCACTCTGCAGCTCCTGTGAGGTTGATTTCACCGGTGTCAGCAGATCAGTGAACCATCCCCACAGCGCCTGCACCTTATCGCCTATCCACTGGAACACTGGCTGCAGCGGTTCAAAAGCGGCAGCGATCGGGGCAGATGCCGCCTTAAAGCCTTCAACCACACCGCCCAGAAACGCCTTAATCGGCTCCCAGTATTTCCAGACAACCAGGGCCACCCCGGCCAGCGCGGCCACAACCAGCCCGATCGGGCTTAACAGTACGGTCAGCGCCCCGGAAATAAACATTAACCCGGTTCGCAGCAGCGCCAGCGGGGACATAACCAGCCAACGCAGTACGCCGCCAGCACCACGAACAGATGCCATTAACGGTGCGAAAGCTAGCGCAGCCATCCCGCGCAGCTGCGTACCGAGTGCGCGGATAGCCACCATTGGGTTACGGACCGATGCAACCAGGGCTTCGCCCGCCTGCTGCGCGTGCTCCTTGATTTTCCCCATAGCACCGTCTGTGAAGGCATCAAGTAAACCTTTATCCTCGTCATCACCGCCGAAAGAGCCGAGAGCATTACGGATTTTGTCGAGCCAGCTAACAGCCTCTCCCGCCTCTCCACCTGAAAACAGCCCGAACAGCTTCTGGAATCCTGCACCCGATATATTCAGCCCCGGCCCCAGCGAGGTGAAGACTTTGCCCAGCCCTCCCAGCAAAGGGCTTAGTCGGGCCAGTCCCCGCGTTGATAACATGCTGGCACCGAAGCGAAGCAGGGCCAGCGGTCCCAGCACGGCAGCAAGCGCGATCGCCAGCGTGCCCAGCGCGACAGTCACTGCGGCAACAACCGCGGCTACCTTCATCATTCTGCCTGCCAGTTCCGGGTTTGCCTCAACCCAGCGGCGAATGCCGCCCGTAACCTGTTTGATGTAACCCATGATTTCCATCAGCGGCCCACGGAGGGTTTCGCCCAGGCCGCTCATGACGTTTGCCGTTCCGGCTTTAACCAGCATCCACTGCGCAGAAAGTGAATCTTTATTAATATCGGATTCTTTCTGCATTGACCCGGTTGATGCTGCGCCTTTAACCAGCCCTAACTGGCGGTACAGCTCCCCCATATTGTTTGCCAGCTTCCCGGCATCATCCCCAAATTCCTTGCCAAACAGCTGCGTCAGGACGTTCATTTGCCTGTCTTTCGGCAGCCGGTTAACCATTTCCAGCACGCGGGTTATGGTCCCCATGCTGTCTCTCGCCATGTCTTTTTCAAGCTGCGCGGGTTTCAGTTTCAGCGCATCCATGCCGTCCATAAAACGGTTGCTCTGCATACTGGCAATTGACAGCTCACGCACCATCGCATTGGATGCGCTCGCGGCAACTTCCGGCGCTGCACCCAGGGTCAGAAACGTGGAACCCAGCGCTGCAGCTTTGCGGAAGTCGAGCTTGTCAGCCACGCCCCCCATACGCTGCATGACGTTGATAATGTCCGCACCTTTTGATTTGGCGTTATCGTCCAGGTAGTTGATCACATCACCCAGGCGCTCAATCTCGCTGGTCGGGACTTTGTACAGCCCGGCTATTTTCCCTAAATCCTCAGCCAGCTGATCGGCGGGCAGCTCAAACGCGGTTGCCGCTTTTGCAGACACAGAGGCAAAATCAAGCAGCTCTTTTTTCAGCTCCGTCCACGTCTTCGCGTTTTCACCCACCCCCATGCGTGCGCCGCCTTCAACCAGGGCGGCATAATCTACGGCCCCGTTCTGGAGCGGCAGCTGCTCGCTGGCCGTTTTGATGGCGGCCTGCAGCTCGTAAAATTGTGCGGTGCGGTTGCCGTTATCATCCCTCAGCCCGTTAACCTGCTTAGCCACGCCTTTCATGGCATCTTCCAGGCTTGCATAGTTTTTAACAGCCGCCACGACCGGCGCACCCATACCCACCCCGGCGGCGGTCATTGCCACGCCTGCGCCCGCTACCTTGTCGCGCATTTCAAGTTTTTTGCTGTACTGCTCGCGGGCGGCGTTCATCTTCCGCTGCTGCTCACCCACGCGCCGCAGCCGGGCTTCCTGATCAGCCAACTGGCGGTTATATCTTTCGGTTTCGCGGGCGATGCGTGTCGTGGCGCTGGCCCCGTCATTAGCTGATATTCCGACCCGGTACAGTTCTGCGCGGACCTGCGCGGCCTTTTGCTGCAGCCTGCCGTGGCGCTCCTCAAGTCGCTGTACTGCCAGCCGCTGGCGATCAAGTGCCACGACCTGCTGAACAGTCGGCGGACCCATCTTGCCCAGCTCGTCGCTCAACATCCTGCTGCGATTACGGGCATAGTTCAGCCGGTCTCCCAGCTTCTGGCTTTCTGCCTGCAGCTTACGGTAGCCCTCCAGCTGTGAGCTGGCCTGGTTAATCTGTTTGAGGGCGTCGCGGGATTTTTTGACGGCGGCGGCCAGCTCCTGAGTGCTGGCGCGCGCCTGTTTAAAAGGTCGGGTGAGCTTGTCTACCGCGTTTAAAACCACCTGCAGGCGCAGGTTGCGATCACTCATCGGTGGCTCCGCTTCTTAAAATGGCCTTGTGCCGCCACTCCAGAAGTTCCGTCAGCGTCATATCAGCCGTGGCGGAGGGCGGCCAGTGAAACACGGTGGCGATATCCGCCACCAGGTCTTCTATGGTCAGCTCTGCGGGAAAGCTGACATCGCCGACTTCGGCAACAAAAAACTGACCAGCTCCAGCGACAGCTGCAGCAGATCGCCCGGCTCCAGCATCATTACCTCTGCGCGGGTCAGTGCCGGGGTGGTGACGCGGGGGAGTACCAGCATCATCGAATCCACATCCATATCCATCAGCGCCTGGAGACGTGCGCCACGCAGCGCCCCGGAATTAGGCTTACGCACAACGATTTCTGTAATGGTGGTATTACCACGCGTAACCGGGGCATCCAGCGTTACGGTGGCTTCGTTTTTGATTTCAGGCAGTGCGTTTTCCGGCAGTTCGTTTTTTTCGTTTTTCATGATGAGTCCGCGTTTAAAAAGAGTTAAAAGTGAAGGCGCGGCGAGCCGCGCCATAAATTACAGGCCGATAGCGGCGCGGTGCGCTTCCATCAGATCCACACCGTCCACGATGTGCACCATATTCACCAGGTCCACTTCATAGAGGACCTCGCCGTTGATGGTCAGCTTTGCGTAGCTGTTGGTGCTGGACACTTTGGTGGTGCTGCTGTCGCCCTGCTTATGTGTGCCGGAATCCAGCTCTTTATGGCGGCCACGTACGACCAGCTCCACCGCCTGCACTTCGCCGGTATCATCACGCTGGATGGACTCTGCAAAGCGCAGCTGCACGCCGTCCACGGTTACCGCTTTCATCTGCTTAAAGAGCAGGGCTTCAGTGCCGCCGATCTCAAACTCAGTATCCAGCGCGCCATCGTCCAGGCCCATGTTGATATCCACCGCGCCTGGCATACCGCCGCCACGGTATTTTTCAAACTTCTGCGTGAATTTCGGCAGGGTCAGGGACTCCACCAGGCCCATGTAGTTGTTCCCGTCGTTAAACAGGTTCAGGTATTTCAGTTTGCGAGGCAGTGCCATCGTTATCGCTCCTTAGCTCTTTACCTGACCGGAAAAGTCGATCAGATACTGGTCAGTGATGCGCTGGCGCAGCATCAGGTTTTCCAGCGGCGGGACCGGGGTATAGTCATAGTCAATCGTGAGCTTCCCGGCCTTGAGGGTGTCTTTATCGTTCACGGAATCATCCAGCCAGCAATCCGCGCCCAGCAGATAGCCCTGACTGACCAGACTGCGCAGCTTCGCGCGGATGCTCTCGATAATGTCGCGGGCAAGAGATGGCGTTAGCGTTCCGTCAACAGCCCACATCTGGCCCTCTGCCATTGTGTCCATCAGCACCTGGGCTGTGCGGGTGTAGTTCTCAAAGGCAAATAACGGATCGTCGCTCAGGCAGCGGGAACCCCAGAAACGGAAGCCGTCGCGGCGGATCAGCGTGGTGATATCGTTCTGGTTCAGCAGGCCCGCATCGGTTGCGGGGTCCTGCAGATCCCAGAACACGTCCGCAGAAAGGCCGGTCACGCCATTCACACCAACGTTGGACAGGGATTTGTGCCAGCCCGTATCGTTGTCGATTTTGGCACGCAGGCCGAGGGCGCGGGCGGTGGCGTATGCCGTCGCCTCTGCGTTCGTGGCGGTGTCCCAGCTGACAAAATCAGGCCAGATCAGCATTCCCTCGCGCTGGCTAAAATTAGCGCGGTAGGTAATCGCCTCTTCGATGGTTTTGCAGCCGTACGCGGTGAGGTAAGCAAAGCCGCGCAGGGACTGCGCCACGCTCAGCAGCTCAGTAGCCACCGCTTTAGTGTCATGGCCCGGCACGCCGAGAATGCGGGGCTTAACGCCAAGCTGGCTTTGTGCAGCAAGAAGAGCTTTCATGCCGGTGCGGCGGCCCTCTGCAGTCACGCCGCCGATAATGTTCGAGGTGGTTTCTGCTTCGGTTTCGCCCTGGGGGACACGGACAACTACCGTTACCGGTTTCGCCTGGTCGCCGATAGCGTCAAGTGCGCGGGCCAGCGTACCGCTTTCGCCTGCCTTACCGCTGGCCGTCAGAACGTCAGTCAGCAAAACGGGCTTGTTTAGCGGGAACGTGGCGGCGTCGGCATCGTCAGCCGTACAGACCATCCCGACGATAGCCGTGCTGACGGTGCTGATCGTGCGCGTGCCTTCGTTAATCTCCTGCACGCGGACGCCGTGGTGATATGAATCCTGAGCCATAAAGTTTCTCCAGAGAATGGGTCAGGACTATGTTGCAGGCTGGCGGGTGTCAGGTCAGTCGGTGCGGGTTGTATGGTGTTTCGCACAACAGGAGGAAGAGAGGCGCGGGGAAATGTATCGAGCAAGGTCACTTCTGACCGTGCTGCAGTTGATGGCCGGCACTGTCATAATTAACCGTGTGTGCCGGTTTCAGGGCAGAAAAAACCCCGCAGCGCGGGGTTGGTTTTATTCTGGCTTTTCCGGCCACTCAATATCCGGGGCGGTTGCTGTATCGACGGCGGCCAGTGCATCAAGATAATCAAGCCACAAATTAAACTGCGTTTTTTCTGCGGCCGTCATGCGTCCCAGCGCCAGCTTAGACGGCCATTGCTGGCCGTTGATGTAAGCGTTAGCCGCACTGATGCGCTGCTGCCGTTCGGTCTCAGTGGCCGCAACGATCTGCTCCTGGCTGGGCGGCGGAATTTCTTCCCATACCGGATACCCGTCTTTACCGGCAGCGCGCCGCAGGCCATCTACCGCCCTGTCACGGGTAAATTCTGTAAACTGCCCGAAGGTGACGCCGATACAGTCATCCAGATCCCAGCCAGCATCAAGAAAGCTGTCCAGCTCGACCGTGTGAAAAAACGCATTATTTTTAGCGCTGTATTGATAATCAGCCATTAGTTGCCCCACGCTATGTAATAAACCTCTTCGCCGAATGGCTGCGCCTCAGTTCCCATCAGGCCACTCCAGCACCGGCCATCAAAACCGAACCCGGCGCGGGTCAGGTACGTCACATACGGTGAAAATATCCATTTGTTACCAGGCACCACAACGCAAAAGCTGATGCCAGTGCAGGCGTTCGGGAATGGGGTCGCAAACAATTTATCGCCTGCCAGAGAAATCTTGCCGGTTCGTACATGGCCTGTCGCTGCATTGCCCAGTTCCAAATTAAACCTGGCCGTAGGCGCATCCTGGGCACCTGTACCCCCCTGCTGAATGCCAAGCGGAACGAATTTAGATCCGTCATACAGCCCCCACTGGTTATCCTTTCTGGCAGTGAAATATGCAGTTTTGGTATCGTCGCAAAAAATTACCGTTTCACCGGCCCTCTGCTCAATACGTCCCAGCTTAAGATTTTTCCTCGCCTCATCTGCATCCCTGGCGCCTGTCCCCCCCTGCTGTACCCCCAGGGGAATAAACCCCTGCGCTGGGTCATATATACCCCACTGGCCATCAATCCTGATGGCAAAATAAGAAGTATGATCGTCCCCGGCATAAATTATCGTTTCGCTATCCCGCTGTTCAACCCGACCAATAGCCAGTTTTTTTCTGGCATCATCAGCTGTAGTAGCTCCCGTTCCGCCCTTACTCAAAGGCACGACATCTTCAGTAGCTACGGCACCAAGCTCCAGTTTTTTTCTGGCATCAGCAGCTGTAGTCGCTCCCGTCCCGCCCTTGCTCAGAGGGACGATATTTTCTTTTGCTACGCTACCGAGACTGTCGGCTCGGGCCTGCTTAATCCACGGTGTCCACTGGCCCTTTTTTCCGTCCCAGTCAGCCGTCAACCCGCGCAGATATATATCACCCTCGTACGACTCATAGCGCTGCTGACAGCCGAGATACGCGGAGTAGGCACAGGTTAAAACGCCTGCCGTTTGAACCGGGTAATTCAGTTCTGCCCTGGCATTTCCGTTAAATGCCTGATGCCAGACCCCTTCACTTTGCGGGCCGCCCAGAGTATTCAAATCAGTGTTTTCCAGACTACCCCTCTTGAGCAGAGGATCCAGCCAGTAAAAATCCTCATCTGCGTCGCTACGCTTAGCCAGAACCTGTCCGGCTTTACCGCCCCGCACGGTGATTCGGTTAACAAAATTGTCATCGACATATTTACGTGTTGCCAGAATGACCGACGGATCGATTTTCAGCGTTACTGCACTGGTACTGCTGACTGCCAGTACCATGCGGATTGCCTGGGTCCGGCCGGAACCCTCCACTAACAGAGGCTTATACGTTTCCGCGCAGTTAGCGACGGCAATCAACTCGTCTGTATCATCGTATAGCCCGATTTCACGGATCCACCAACCGCCCTCGTTTTCCGGGATGATTTGCTCAGCAATCAGTTGCCCCGGATTCTGCGCATCCACAGTCAGCGAATTCAGCCCGGCGCGCCGTTTTTCGTTAATAAGGCGTGTCTGCGAGGGTGACGGCGTGGGCAGCGTGCCGCCGCCATCACCAACCCCCATCTGCGTCAGTTTAAGCTGGATCCCCAGCGCCGTAGCCTGCGCCAGCTTCGCTTCTCCGCGCGTGGTCAGGTAGGCAAAATATTTTTGCGCCATTTCATACCCTCAGTGTGTCGATAATATGGACCGCGCCGCCCGTCAGGACCGCGCCGCCTACTTCAATGATTTCTGGTGTGTACGGGTACACCGTCAGGACGTCGCCGGTATAGCATCCAGCACCCGCGTGAATCGTTCCGCTTACCTGCAGGTTGATACTCATGCCCAGCATATGGCGCGAGCAGGGCTTTGCGTCGCTGATCACGCGCTCCAGTTCGGCATAGGTTTCTGCAGTTATGCCCTGTTCCTGCACCCCTACATCCAGCCGGAACGTCCCCGGCACGTCTCCGGTTTTCCACCACTCAATAACCCGGATCAGGAAGCCAAACGGCTGCACAGCCCGGCGCACCGCACTGATGGTTCCTTTGTGCTGATGGATGAAAAACGCATCCCTGACCACCTGCCGTTTCACATCCTCTGCCCAGCCCTCATCCCAGCGGTCAACGGAGAACGCCCAGGCCAGATACGGCAAAAACTTCACCGGGCAGGCGGCAGGATTCCACAGGTCACGCAGCGGCACGTTCAGCCCGGTAATATCGCTGCATGCGGCGGCAAGGCGGCGCTCCAGCGCCGACGAGCCCGGCGGTAACAGGCTATTCATCCGTTCCACCTATCAGCACGGACCAGCGTTCACACCACGCTGCCTGGGTTTTATCCAGCACCACATCCTGCGCCGGACTTTCCAGCTCCACGCGCTGCACACCCTCAACGTGCAGGGCGGCAAAGATTGCGCTGCGCCGTATATCACGCCCCAGCCGTGTCTGGCTGGCGATATACTTTTCAAGCCGCGCGCGTGCTGCCGCAAGAATTGGCTCTGCCTCTGGTCCGGGGTAGAAATACAGCGTGGCGTTAATCTCATAGGGCACGATCGCCGCACTCTGCACCGTCACGCGGTCCGCTACGGGTCGAATGTTTTCATCGTTCAGCGCCGCATCCACGACGGCCAGCAGATCGGCAGGCGAAGCGCCGTTCCCCTCGCGGCTCAGCACAGTGATAACAACTGTTGCAGGGGCAGGGCTGGTTGCCGACACATCAGCAACACGCCCGTCTGCGCTGCGTGCATGAAATTCATAAGCCGCTGTAGGTCCGGCCACGGACAGGCCCTCAAATGCCTGCGGTACACGCCGCCTTAACTCGTCGTCGGTTTCCATCACCGCCGCAACCGGCGGCACGGCGTTATCATCTGCAGGCGTGGCGACCAGACGCCCGACGCCATAGTTAGCAGCCAGCTGATCCAGATCGCTGCTAAGTGCGTAGGCCACCATGACAGCCTGGGCGGCCTCGTTGATGCGCTGGCGTAAGAGGATTTCGCGGTAGGTGTTTTCCTGCAGCAGCTTCACCACCGGATCGGATTCCAGCGCCAGCGTGCGCCGTGCCGCGTCCTGTTCATCAGCCGGGTAAAGGGCGACAAAAGCCGCCTTACGCACGGCCAGCAGGGTTTCAAAATCCGGCACATCGACAATTTCCGGGGCGGGAAGCTGAGAGAGATCGACGGAACTCATACGACTGCCCCCACGTCTACCGAGAGGCTGAGAGGGGCGTTATCTGCACGGTAGCCCGTCAGGTTAACAACCATTTTGCCGTCCATGCTCGTTTCCGTAGTCACGCCCGTCAGCCTGATACGCGGTTCCCAGCGGCACAGGGCGCTGTATGTTGCCGCCATAACCTGCAGCCGGGTAACGGCGTTCTGCGGCTGGTCTATCAGTTCAGCCATCAGCGAGCCATATTCCCGGCGCGCCAGACGCGAACCAACCGGCGTCACCAGAATATCGCGCACAGACTGACGGATGTGCTCAACGTCCGTCAGCGCGCCGCCTGTCTGCGCGTTCATACCCAGATACATCATCACGCTGGCCCTCCCGTTAAACTGCCGCCACTCTGAACGCCGTTGTGTTTGTGGCTGTGCACTACAACGCCGTTTGAACTCATCGCCCCGCCGGACTGCGTAACCTCACCGTTGATCACGACCTCGCTGTTGATACGCGTCCGGGCTGCTTCAACGACAAACTCGCCCGTTTTTACCTGAATACTTTCCGGTGCTTCTAAAACAATCTTTGCCCCGGCTTTTAGCAGGTAGCGCCCGGTTTCCGGCTCGTACTCAATCCAGCCGCCGTCCGGGAACGTCGTTACCTGTGCATCCTCAGATACCGAGGGCGGCGGGTTGTCGTTTGAGTAAATCGCCGGTAACACAAACGCCGTGGTGAGATCGCCGCCGATGGACAGCAAAACAACCTGCTCACCCACGGACGGCCGCCACCATGTTTTTGACCGGCCAGCGCGCATTGTCAGCCAGTTAAGCCACGTCGTCTGGAGTTCGCCGGTCTGCACGCGGCACTGCCAGTTTTCAGCGTCCACCTCGGTCACCACCCCGGTTCTGACCAGGTTCAGCAGCAGGCGGTACAGCTCAGCAAGGTTAAATTCGGGATTTTTCATGGGGTCAGTTTTCCATTTTTGCTGCCGGGTGATGAGTCGCGGGCGTTGTGCGATGCGCCAGACAATGCGCGGTCAGCGGGACAGATGCTCCATGATGAGATCGCGCACTATCTCTTCGGATGCGTCGGTTATGCCGAGCAGTTCACGGCGGGCATAGGTGACTTCCGGCCCGTACTTCCTGACACGATCGCGCAGGCCGTAGTGATGCACGCGGGCTATACGCTGCACCCTGCCTTCAAAGGCCACCTCTGCAGCGTCGTTTGTAGTCCGGGTTTTGAGGTAGCGGGCTGTCCGCAGCTTGCTGAACATCTGCCTACGGATGCGGCCCGACTTCGCCCGGCCTTTCGCTTTCCGGGGTTCGTAGGCGCTGCCGTCGGGGTTGCGCTGCAGCTTAATGTTCTGCTGCTGTTGCTGCCGCAGCTGCACGGCCACATCACGCATCAGCTTTCGCCGCTGCGCCGTTCCCAGCTGGCTTATCAGGGTCTCCAGCCACTCATCCAGCTGTTTCAGCTCAGCCATGATGTGCTAACCAGTGCTCATCGTGGCTTGCCGGGCCGTCCGGCTCCGCCACTGCCTCAACCGTTGCCACACCCTCACGGACCGTAACCAGCACACGCTCCGTCAGCGCCAGATAAATGCTGATATCGGCCAGATCGTTTTTCAGTATTTCCACCTCAAAGCGAAACAGTCTTTCTCGCAGTTCCGGGTTATGCAGGGCGTCCGGCTGGTTTTCCGTCAGCCACTGCAGCACCACAGCCGTCAGCAGGTTCTGATCGCCACTGAAATCAGTAACGATCATATTCAGGGTGTACTGGTATTCCCAGCCAAGCCCCGGCACGCCTGTGCTCACAACCTTTCCGTCGTCAACGAACAGATCCAGCGCGTCCGGGTTAGCACTCAGGTAGGGAATGCTATTCAGCGCCGATCGCAGGGATGAGGGTTTGTTCATGGTATTCCTGACAGTCAACAATCATGTCCACCCTGGCCGCACACTGCGCCCAGCCCGTTTCCGCCGCCTCTTTTGCGGCAAGCAATTCGCCGTTATTGGTCGGCCTGCTCGCTGGCAGCTGGCAGCGCGTCACCTTCGGACAGGAAAGCGCGATAACCGGCCGCTCCGGTAATTGCCGGGCGCTGTTGCAGCCGGATAACATCAGCAGGCAAAGGAGTGTCAGCCCACTTTTTAATTTCAGGGTTTTCATTGGTCAGCCTCTTAATCTGTTGAGCCCGCGCCACTGCAGCAGTGGTGATAGCGTCCTGTTCCTGCTGATAGGCCAGCTGAAAGCTGTCGTTTGCCCTGGCCATCAGGTCAACCGCAGCCAGCTGGCTGCGGGCGTGGTCCAGGCTTGCATTAAGCCCGGTAATATCGCGATCCCTGTCGCTGATATCCCGCCGGGCCTCCCGTAACTGCCAGCCCAGCCACAGCGACAAGGCCAGCAACATCACACCGACGATCGTTACGCTGCGGGGCATGGTTGCGCACCTGCTCGCCAGTCTTTCAGCAGCTCAGCCAGCATCCAGCGCATACAGCGAACCAGCACCACGCTAAGCATGTAAACGACCGCAGTGACAAACCAGCCGGAATGAAGCAGGGACGCGACAATAAACACGAAACTGATTACCCATCTGACCGTTTTCCAGCCCGACGATGGATTATCCAGCCCGAATATTTTGCAGAGTAGCGGCGGCATTGATTCGCTGCCGGGCCTGACCACGCCGCGCTCACAGAACGCATAAACGACATAGCCGAAAAGGCCAAGCATCAGCAGACCGGTGGAGGCAAGCGACAGTAAGTAAACGAAGCAGGCCGCCGCACTCATTACCACGCTCTCCGGGTGAAAAATCCCCCATGCCAGCGCCCCCAGAAACAGAACATGGACTACCCATGCAATCAGTTTGTTTTTCACAGTGTCCCCCCTTTTACGCACCATGCCAGTTCCCGCGCGCGGCGGTTTTCCAGCCCTTTGTTTTTTACTCCGTTGACGTACACCCAGCGCGGAAGCTGGTTGCACGCCTGCCACCACTGATGACGCTTGAGAAACGCCACCATCGTTGATCGGCAAATTGCTCCCGTACCGACGTTAAACGCCACGCTCACCAGGCTGTCATAAACCTGCTGAGGCATGGCTACCGGCACACAGACCGCCAGCCTGCGCTCAACGTTGAGCACATCGCCGATCAGGTTGCTGGCCGCCTGGTGCTCGTTGATGGTTTTGCCCGGCACCACTCCGGCGGTATGACCGATCCCGTTAGTCCACACCCCGGCGTCGCACTGGTACGGTGTCAGGCGACAGCCCTCATAATCTGCAATCAGCTGCAGCCCCTGCGGGGAGGTTTTCAGCAGCTCAAACTGCGGCAGCGTGGCAGCGATCGCCAGTACCACACCAATCAGGCAACGCTTAACGATTGACGCGCTCATACGCCTCCCGGCTGATTTTTCCGGCCTCAAGCAACTGAAACGCTTTGCGCCGGTAATACCATGTGATCCCCAGCGCCGCCGTACCCAGCACCATTCCGAATACGGTTCCCACGTCCTGGATATCCCAGTTACCCAGCCAGGCGAGGAAAACCGCTATCCAGTAGGTCATGGCTGCTGTTACCCGTTCGATAGTCATATTTCACTCCCAGAGCTGCACGGTCTGTGCCGTGGGGCTGCTGACCAGCTCAGGCAGCTCCACCTCTAAACCGTGCGGCAGAACGGGGCCAACAGCGGCCAGCCCCGGATTGGCGGCCAGTACCGCTTCTGTCATACCCAGCGTACGCCCGTAGTGACGCCAGCAAATCGCGTCTACCGTGTCATACTGCTGCGCCCGGACTTTCATCAGATCAGCTCCACCGTCATGTGTGGCAGGTCCTGCAGACGGGCGATCGCCCAGCGTGCATCCCGCCACAAATCACCCAGGCTGCTTTCCATTTCGTCCGCCCTTTTGTTCCCTTCTGCCGTACTGTCAAAGTCCCGGTACTTCTCAACCGTCAGCGCCTTTGTCCAGCACCAGACAGCACGGCGGTACAACTGCACACGCTCGCTTTCGCCACCAATCTTTTCCGACGGAACATCAGCCAGGACTTTGCAGCCCCGGTCCATTTGTTTCTGGCGAAAACTGAACAGCTCCGCGTTCACCTCAGAAACGGCGGTCAGTGCCTGCTGCCTCAGCCGCTCCGTTGTAACCGTTCCGTCCAGGCGCATTTCACGGCGGCAATCAGCCAGATCGAGATCGGGCCAGAAAAAGGTGTTCTGGATAATGTCCTGCGCGCTTTCTTTCACCGGCTCCGGCGAAACAAATTTCATGTTCATTCACTACTCCCTGATGGGTGGGCGGTGGACGGGGTTTTGATGCGGCCTATAGCCTGTCGCCACCCCGTGCCGCCCCGCGCGTGGGCACGTTCGGTTAGCCGCCGTTGCCGGCTTTTTTCAGCCGGGCTTCCAGCTGCTTAATTTCTGTTTTCACGCCGCAGTTCATATCCAGCTGCAGGGCACGCTTAAGGTGATTCAGCGCCGCAACGGCCTGATCGTTGTCACGCAGGGCAAACCCCATCGCCTTGTAAATCCGGGCGCGCGACTGATCCGGCATGTCGTGCGGCTCAACCAGCTCCAGCGCCTGCGTCAGCAGGGCAGCGCTGAACGTTTCACCGCCTGCAAACGCCCGCATTGCGGCGTCGGCAAACTCTTCTGCAATGGCAGTCCCCGTGGTGCGGTTGAATCGCTGCGGCAATACCCAGCCATGCCGCAGGGCGTGACGGGCAATCTCCAGCGCACCGGTGTAATTACCGGTATCGATACGCCAGATAAGAACGAACATCGCCACATCGTCCTGGCGTGCAGAATCTGCTGCCAGCACCCCGGCAACCCAGGCGTCATAGACGGGCAGAAACTCACGTTTCAGGGCAATCTTGCGCTCCGTTCCCTGCACCGTTTTCAGGCGGCGCATATGCTCACCGAGCTGCATGAGCATTTTTTCATAGCCGCTAGTTCCGGCGGCACTGCCGCCCGGACGGGCGGCCTCCTGTGCCTGGACAAACTGCGTATGTGCGCGGAATGGGTTCATGGTTACGCCTCGCCGCCTGCCGGATCCTCAGCGGCCTGCGGTGCTGCCGATGCGTTCATGCTCTGCACGACGGTCGCCGCCATTGCCACGATGCGCGCCAGCTGCTCATCTGACATATCGGCTGCTGCAGCCTGCTGCGCCGGGGCGTCTTCGGCTTCCAGAACCTCGATGTTTTCAATCAGCGCCACGCAGTCGTAGTCCTCAATCACGTACGCCTCGTTGACAGATTCGAAGTTTTCGATGCGATCGCGCTTCGGATTGTCGATAACCGCGCGGCGGCGGGTGCCGTCCTGCCAGTAAATCGACAGGTTATCCAGACGGGTGATCAGGATGGCGTTAGCCGGGAAGAAAGGAGCCTGCACAGCGGGCAGGCCGCCGATACGCTTCTGGCTGATAATCAGATCGGCGGCCAGCGCCTCGCTGTTAGGCTGGTCACGGTTGATGATAGGGAAATATTTATCGGCCATCAGCGAACGGCCACAGATAACGACCAGCTCAGTATCGTCCTGGTACCACGGCTCGATTTTCTCGCTGACCGCGCCCATAACCAGTGCGTCGAGATTTTTAAAATCGCCGCCCTTGCCGATACGCACCGTCTGAGAAATAACGGTGCCATCGCTGCCCACAATCCGGCTCAGTACGCGCACCGGTGCTTCACGGCGGATTTTCTCCAGCCAGCCGATATTCACGTCCTGCAAGAGTGGATAGGTCAGGCGATCAGAGGTCTTTTCCCGGCGCTCACCGTTAAAGCCGATCATGATGCGGTCAAGCGCCTGGCGCTTGATAATCGCGTCACGGATGCGGATCTGGAAGTCCTGGAACTTCGCCCACAGGTCCAGCTTTTCATAGCCCAGCGCGGTATCAAAGTTGGTCTGGGTGCATTTGTAACCTTCGCCGTCGATATAGGTTGGATCGGTCGGCTCACGCTCTTTTTTAGTTGTATCCGTGGTTCCGGCCACCGTCGAGCCGATACCCAGCCCCAGACGCTCGCCGGACTGCTCATCCACCGGCACGACGTTGACACGTGTCAGGAACGCGGAGGACTCCTGAATTTTGGTTTCCACGGTCTGCGCGACTGATGGCTCAGCGGTGTATTTGGAGCCAACATCTTTCACGTCGATTTTGTTAAGCGTTGCCAGCTGCTGCAGGTAAGCGTTATAGGCAAAGCGGGTTTTCGTTTTCATCGGGTTTTATGCTCCGTCAGCAGGTTGTAAGTTGGTCTGAGCTGCCATTACCGCCGGAAGAGAACGGACGGCGATCGCTGCGGCTGTCTTCCCCGGCTAACTGCTCGCGCAAGGTAGAAAGATCGCTTTCTGCCGTGGTCAGCTTTTGCTGCATGTCATCCAGGCGCTTTGAGAAATCCTCTTTCAGATTGCCAACGCTCTGGCCGACCTCTGCCACTGATTCAGACAGTGCCTGGTGCGCTCCCGCGACCTCTTCAACGGCCAGATGCACATCTGCAAAACGGGCGTCGTCGTCAACGGATTTACGGGACAGCAGCGCTTTGATGCTGGCGAAAAAGCTAGGCTTTTCTTCCGGCAGGTCTTCAAATTCAAAGAGAGTTTCTTCGGCAGCGGTGAAGAGGTTGTCGCGGTCCTGTTTGCGACGCGCCAGGGGATTAACCGCAGCGTTTGCGCTGAACTGCAGCATTTCCGTGCCCAGGCTGGCCGGATCGTCAGTGACAGCCAGGCCAACCAGATAGGCTTCCCCGGTGTCGGAAAATTTCGGGTTTACCTCCATTGAGGTGAAAAGTTTCTGCAGCTTCGCGGTCATGGAAACCAGCTCGTCAGTCGGGACAATCCAGGCATATAACGCCATCTTGCCTTTCAGCGGGCCTTCACTGATTTCCTCCGCTTCCAGCGCTTCCACGATGCCGAAACGGCGGAAAGAGCTGTCAGGCGTATAACCCTTGATGTGCTCCATATTGACTACAGCGGTGTAGACCTGCCGGCTGTAATTAGCCGCCATCTGGGTCAGCCATACGCGCTCAATGACGCGCCCGTCAGTGGTGGCACCTTCTACCCCAATACGAAAACGCGTTGATTTTTTTGCCATCTGTCCGGCTCCGGTTGTTCTGGACGTGTCGAGAGGCTTTATGTTTGCGTTTCAGGGGAGGAAGAAACAATGCGCGGCCATTGTGGGAAAAATGGCACAACAGGGCGAAGCGGCGCAGGTGAACGCGGGGCCGTAGTCTGACGCCATGAACATGACGACGATTAACCCGGACCTCGACCCGCGAAAACAGGCGATGTTTCTGTATTTCAGCGGTATACGCATCGCCCGCATTGCTGAAATGCTGGGAGAGAAACCCGCAACCGTTCACAGCTGGAAAAAGCGCGACAAGTGGAGCGAGATCGGTCCTCTGGATCAGATGCAGCTGACCACGGCGGCGCGCTATTGCCAGCTCATCATGAAGCCCGAAAAGGAGGGGCGGGACTTTAAGGAGATTGACCTGTTGAGCCGTCAGGCTGTACAGCAGGCCCGGATCGGTAAATTTAACGATGGCGGTAACGAAACTGACCTCAATCCGAAGGTAGCCAACCGCAACAAAGGCCCGCGCAGGCCGCCAGAGAAAAACCTTTTCAGCGATAACCAGATCGAGAAGCTGGAAGAGATTTTCCACTCCACCATGTTCGACTACCAGCGCCAGTGGTGGGAGGCCGGGAATAAATACGCCGTCAGGAACCTGCTGAAATCCCGCCAGATCGGGGCGACGTTCTTTTTCGCCCGTGAGGCACTGATTGATGCATTGACCACCGGCCGCAACCAGATTTTCCTCTCAGCGAGTAAGGCCCAGGCTCACGTTTTCAAGCAGTACATAGTTGAGTTTGCAAAAGAGGTTGATGTGGAGCTGCGCGGTGATCCGATGGTGCTGCCGAACGGGGCGACTCTGTATTTCCTCGGGACCAATGCCCGGACCGCGCAGAGCTATCACGGCAACCTCTATCTGGACGAGTATTTCTGGATACCGAAGTTCCAGGAGCTGCAGAAAGTGGCCTCCGGTATGGCGCTGCATAAAAAATGGCGTGAAACGTATTTCTCCACGCCGTCCAGCCTGACGCACAGCGCCTATCCGTTCTGGTCCGGCGCTCAGTTTAACAAGGGCCGGTCAAAGCACGACAAGATAGAAATTGACCTGTCCCACAGCCATCTGGCGCGCGGCGCACTCTGTGCTGACGGCCAGTATCGCCAGATCATCACCGTTGAAGATGCGGTGCGCGGTGGCTGTGACCTGTTCGACCTGGAGCAGTTGCGCCAGCGCTACAGCCCGGAAGATTATCAGAACCTGCTGATGTGCGTGTTTATGGACGATCTGGCGTCTGTATTCAACCTCGCCCTTATGCAGGGCTGCATGGTGGACAGCTGGGAAGTCTGGGACGATTTTGAGCCACTGATGCTTAATCCGTTCGGGCAGCGTCCGGTATGGATCGGCTATGACCCGGCGAAAGGCACGCAGAACGGCGACAGCGCCGGATGCGTGGTGATTGCGCCGCCTCTGGTACCGGGCGGCAAGTTCCGCATCCTGCAGCGCTACCAGTGGCGCGGCATGGACTTCCGCGCCCAGGCAGAAGCCATCCGGCAGCTGACCCTACAGTTTAACGTGACCTATATCGGCATCGACTCAACCGGCGTCGGCCACGGCGTCTATGAGAACGTGAAGGCGTTCTATCCCGGCGTCCGTGAGTTTGTCTACAACCCCAATGTTAAGAATGCCCTGGTACTCAAAGCCTACGACATCATCGCAAGCCGCCGTCTGGAGTTTGACGCAGGCATGACCGACGTCGCGCAGTCATTCATGGCTATCCGCAAAAGCACCACGGCCAGCGGAAACCGCCCAACCTACGAAGCCAGCCGCAGCGAGGAAGCCAGCCATGCAGACCTGGCCTGGGCAACCATGCACGCACTCTTTAACGAACCGCTTGAAGGCGCAACGGCGAATAACAGCACTATTGTGGAGATTTACTGATGGGTAAACGTAAGCCCGGCGCGCAGGAGCTGCCCCGCCAGTCTGCCGCGCAGACCATGACCGAACAACCCGGCGGCGCTCATGCCGAGGCGTTTTCATTCGGGGACCCCGTGCCGGTGCTCGATCGCCGCGAACTGCTGGACTATCTGGAATGCGTTCAGGTCGACAGGTGGTATGAACCGCCCATCAGCCTGGACGGGCTGGCGCGTACGTACCGCGCAGCGGTCCATCACAGCAGCGCAATACAGGTGAAACGTAACATTCTGGTCAGCACCTTTAAGCCGCACCGCCTGCTGTCCAAGCAGGCATTCGGCCGTTTCGTCCAGGACTTTCTTGTATTCGGGAATGCCTATCTTGAGAAGCGGGTAAACCGGTTAGGCGACACGCTGACGCTTGAGGCGTCGCTTGCCAAGTTTACCCGGCGCGGCATTGACCCGGATCATTACTGGTTCGTGCAGTACGGCTATCAGAAGCAGCCCTATGAGTTTGCGCCGGGCCGGGTCTTTCACCTGATGGAAGCTGACCTGAACCAGGAGATTTACGGCCTGCCGGATTATCTGTCCGCCATTCCGTCCACGCTGCTGAATGAGTCCGCGACCATGTTCCGTCGAAAGTATTACCTGAACGGAAGCCACGCGGGTTTTATCATGTACATGTCAGATCCCGCGGCTAACCAGCAGGACGTGGATAACATCCGCGAGGCGCTGAAAAAATCAAAGGGCCCTGGCAACTTCCGCAACCTGTTTATGTACAGCCCGAACGGGAAGAAGGACGGCATTCAGATCATCCCGCTGTCAGAGGTAGCGGCAAAGGATGAGTTTCTGAACATCAAAAATGTGAGCCGCGATGACATGCTGGCCGCTCATCGTGTGCCGCCACAGCTGATGGGTATCATCCCGACTAACACCGGCGGGTTTGGTGACGTGGAGAAAGCTGCCCGCGTCTTTGTACGTAACGAGCTGCTGCCATTGCAGAAGCGCATGGAAGAGCTGAACGACTGGATCGGAGAGGAGGTGATCCGATGGGAACCGTATAGCCTGAAGCTGGGCGAGGATAGCGCCAGCTGACCCCACAGACCGCCCGCAGGGCGGTTTTTTTTGGCCTTCAATCCTTAAACGACCTACCGCCTCAGGCGCTGACCCACTCAGCACGCTTCTAAGGCCCTCTGAGCGACCCTATTTTTGCATCACCTTCCACACCGCCTCGCTTCACCGCACCTCACAGCGGCCCACACGCGCACAAATTGCCCCCTTCCCGGCACGCCTGCCGGGGTCAAAAATGGCCTTCTGACCCCGCTTTAACCTCAAAGCGCGCGCTCGTAGCCCCGCCACGCCTGCGCGCTTCATGTAATAGTTTTCATGCAGGTGCATGAAATATGAAAAAGCCCGCCAGAACTGGCGGGCCGGGGCATAAACGATCCTCTAACGATCCTTCATTTTCATGCACCATAGACATGCACAATCGCGTGAACAGCGCGGCAATGATAAAACCATCAAATCACAGGGCAGTTATCGTCGTTTATTGTGCGGTTAATGAGGTGCGTAACCCTGCCTAAAACTACCACATCGTCCAGGGCTTCGCCTTCCAGCGCCTCGCCGTCGGATGTTATAAAAGAGTGACCCGCGACCTTCGCAAAATGCGTGCGTCCGAATGCCTGGATCAGAACGTCCGCACCAGGCGGGCATTTTAATGCGGGGTTAATCACCGCATAACCTGCTGATGTTTCAATAATACGACTGTTAGCTGTTATGCCGCATAAGCTGTTTGGAGTCAGGACAGTCTCTACATAGTCCTGTGCCGGGCTAGGAAATCCCATAACTAACGCCTCGCTTCGCTCGTTGTTCAACCCCATAAAAACCAAAACTTAAGTTTTGTTATTCATGGGCTTATCTCATTTTGCTTCGTAAAAAATATTGCTTTCCGTTTCTTCATTTTCTTGATGAGCTAAATCGGCGATAAGGCTCAGCGCCAACTTTAGATCGGACGGTTTGCAATTGGCTAACAACGATACTTCGGCAATGAACTGCACGCAGGCCCACTTATGCGCACGACTTGAATCTTCCAGAATCATAATCCCCCCTCACAACAACACTGTATATATTCACAGTATATAAAAAACTTTGGGAAGTGAAATGTTTTTTTATCTTTCAATCGGATATGTCTGAGGGAAATTATTAAGCGCAACAATGGTTAACCACGCTTACCTGTAAATTCGCAGCGTTATTTTGCGGCCTTTTCGAGCTGGCGCACCCTGTTCATGATGCTGGTCGCCCTGGCTGAGGCTGGCGTATTAGCAGCATACACATCACCACTCGCCGAACCTCTACGCCAGCGGCCACCAATAAACAGCGCAGCGCCGGAAATTAACGACAGCGCCTCTCCCCGGCTGAGTGTTTCGCCGGTTAAAAGGTGCATTTCGTCAATTGCCCTTGATATGGCCGCCGCGTTCTGCTCTGTAACGTGGTCGAATTTTTGCCCGGTAGCCGTTTTTTTCTTCCGCAAACGCTCCGTTAACTGTCTGCGCTCGCGTCGGTTTAGAGGTTTGGTGAGATCGATGCCGGGATCCGGCACCGGGTCCCCCGTACAGTTATTGACAGAACTCCGAGAGGGCGCTGGAGCGCCCTTAACGTCAACGGCCAAGTCAACGGCCCGCTTCGGCACAATTTTCCACTGCACAACGCGGGTTATAATTGGCGAGCCGTCGCCAACTTCGGTGTCGTAAATACCTTTCACACGTACTATTTCCTCACCGTAGTCATTGACCGAATCGCTGCTCTCGTACCATGTGCGCACTTGCAGATCGTCACGGCGCACGAACGGGCCGCCCTGGGCGTTAACGTAACCAGCCCAATCACCTTCATGTGCTGCATCATGCACCAGTGCAAATTCAATACTGAGGCCGTGAGCCGTTTCGGTGTCGGCCATCTTTCGCAGCTCGCGATAAACCGTAACCGGCGCGCCGCCTACAAACTGGAATTGCCGGATGTGCCAGCGGGCGGCCCAGGCTGAAACTGCGGTGGCAGAGTCTTTGAGCATTTCGCCGCTTTCATCGTCGCGCTCACCATCCAGCGCAAAGCCATCGATATTTTTAGATATGTATTTTGCGATATAACCAGTAGCGCGCCCCTTATTAGGGTCGATAGCTTCTGCGTGAAAACGGGCTTTACGGGCTTTGTCGCTTTTCAGCTCCTGCCTGTCTTCCTTGCAGGCGTACTTACTGATGATTGCGCGCACGCGTGCCACATCCTCTGGCAACATAAACATCAGCATGTGCCAGTGCGGCGTAGCATCGTGATGAGGTTCGGCCACACGGATCCCGAATACGCGGATTCCATCACGGTGAAGTTTGGCGCGGATTTTAGCCCACAGTCCTGTCAGGTAACTTTGCGTGTCTGCCGGGCTGGACCCATTCCATTTCGTGTTACGGTATCCAGCACGGGTTGTAGCGTGGAATTTTGACGGAGCTGTGAGGGTGTAGAACTCCCCAACATAGCCCAGCTGATTACTGATTTTTTCAAAACCATCAATACGGTTCATCAGCTCGCCGCGTCGAATAGACGGATTAGCGACGCTGCCGTCGTATTTCTCAATCAGGCTAATACGGTTGCCTTGTTCGTCTTCAAGATCCATTCCTTTGAGAAATTCACGGGTGCGTTTCCGCTGCTCACGCCATTCCATTACGCAAACCTTGCTCGCGTATGCTGTGCGGGTTTTGCTGACATTACCCATGGCGATTTGCAGATGCTCCCGCCAGTCTGATGCAACGCGCCGAAGGCGGTTTTTCCACCATTTTTCTGAGGCCATGCGCAGGGTAGCCGGGGCCACATCCTCAGCTGTCACAAATTTAGTGGTGATGCGTTCCCACAGCGGCGGCGCATTTCTGAAATGCCGCGTGATACGGGCGGCGCAGTGGTAGGAGGCGTGCAGGATTTTCAGGTCGCTGCCGGCCTCCACCTCGATAGTCCCCAGCTCGGAGATTATGAAGTTGGAAATGTCACCGGCAAGCAGATCGATATCGGCCTTTGACATATCCGGCAGACGGTTAAACCGGCCCGTCATATTTACCAGGCGGGACGCCATAAAACGCACGTCAGCGGCGTTAAACTGGCCGCCGAACGCAGCACAGGAAACTTCTGTCTCGATCCCGGCGATGCTGTATTTATTCTTAACCAGCTCAAGGCGTGGCAATGCCTTCCGGGTGAAATTCACCAGAAAGGCATTGGCCCGCGCTAAATCGTGATGGCGCTCCAGCTCATCAGCGCGACGGCGTACGTCGTAACGGACACAGTCCGGTTGTAACTCCAGCTCATGCCGCGCACGCAGCAACGCCGCAATCTGTTGATCACGGCGATGCTGTTCTGCGTATGTCAGGTACGGACTGGCAATGGCCTCGCGTGGTGCGTTCCATGCATAAGGCAGGGCAACATCACTCACGGCTGAACCTTATGAAAAGCAGAGCTGTCGCATCCTGTCGCATAATCGATACCCATCCAGACGAATGGCTTAGAAACTGCGATAACCTCAACGGCGGATTTACTTTCACCGGCGGCCACGCCCATGCTGCGCTTTGCTGTCAGCTGATGGAGTGAGAAATTGCGATAGAGAGAACGGGTCAGTGATGTGTCGCTGTTGGACACGATAACCGGATGACCTTCTGATGACCGGCGCTCCAGAATAGACGCCAGATGATACTGATCGTCTTCGGTAAATCCTGCAGTGTGATAACCGGTAAACGTTCCGTCATATGGCGGATCGCAATAAACCACATCACCTGCCTGCAGCATTGCCAGTGTCTCGTCATAGCTGGCGCAGATGAACGTGGCACGCACAGCCTTTTCAGCAAATGCGCGTATTTCATCAACAGGCAGATAAGGCTTTTTGTAATTACCATATGGCACATTGAAAAGGCCGCGTTGGTTATAACGGCACAAACCACGGTAACAGTGGCGATTAAGGAAAAGGAAGTAGGCCGACTTATCTATTGGCTCAAGTGGGACGGTATTAAAAAACTGGCGGCATTTATAATAACCTTCTTCCGTGGTGAACTTTGAAAATATACGTTCAGCCAGATGAATGAAGCTGTTAACGTCTTCTTTGATTGCCTGATAAAGATTAATAAGGTCAGGATTAATATCCGCGACAAGATAATGAGGATAGTCTGTTGCCATCATTACAGCGCAGGAACCCGCGAAAGGTTCAACCAGTCGCGGGCCAGCGGGCAGGTACTTTTTCAGGTGTGGCATAACGGCGGTTTTATTGCCCGCCCATTTCAGAATGGTGGTCATTGAGCACCCCCAAAACTTGCTTCACGCAGTAGCTGAGCATCATAACTATTTAGAGGAGCGATAGACATCATCACCCAATTCCCGCCACTGATAATGAATTTATCAACAGGCAAAACGTGAGTGATTTTTACCAGCGTCTTAAGACCTGTATACTTACCTTCCCACTCACGCAGAAGCAGAAAATCACCGCAGTTAAAATTGCGGTCATTCCATCTCAGCTCTGCTTTTTTTTCCCCACTCAACACGGCCTTAAAAAATAATGGCGCTATTTTTAGATCGTGGATCATTTTCATACAGTCTCCCCAACGCTGCCTGCTTTAAATGATTTCTGGCTGATGACTGCAATCAGTCTTGCGGCTGCTGCTTTTTGTGCGCCCACGCTGGAGATTAACGTTGCACGTTCTTTCTCTGTATTGGCACAGACGCCTCCCCAGTTCGAGATGAGGAAGAAATCCTCCAGCTCAGCTGCGGTAGAGTTGAGCGCCAGTTCTTCCAGCATCAACACAATCCCGCGCACATGGAACTGACCAAGCAGAGACTGAATGGCATACCCGAATGCGTTGATCATCACTGCGTGAAACTGGATGTATTCCCGCTTATATTCAGCTTGATTAGTCCCATTACGCACCCAGTCAATTCCAGTCAGTCCTATCCAGCTATGCCAGATTTCATGCACGTCTTCCTGACTCATCGGCTCTTTTCCTGCGTTGATAAATTTGGCTGTTGCGTCGCTGAGAGCTTTGAAGCTGATCCACAGGTGGCTTTTGCCAGGCACAATGTTGTGCTCGAAGTCGGTGACTTCAGAGAAAACAGGGTGAGCAGTCAGGAACGACACCATGCTCTGAGCGGTTTCGTTGCGCCCGTCATACGCCATATTGATAGCCGCCGACGGCTTCGATACGTTGTTGTTGATGTCGGAAAAGAACTGCTGGCGCGTTTTCAGTGGCAGCTGATGGGTCAACATCAGTGGGACGCTAACAGGCTCGCCAACATTACGGCAGAACTCAGCAATGCCTGCAGCGCGGTGCTGACCATCAAAAAGCTTGATTTCCGCGTCCATTGGGAAGCGGACCACTCCAACATTGGTATTCCCGAACTCTTCAAACTCGATCTCTGAGTTGCAGTTACCTACCAGCGGCGGAATGATGTACGGCTCTTTGTTCTCATGAGCGCTCACCAGGTATTCGAAAAACTTCCGCACGCGGGCTGGGTTTATCTCACGCTGGGAACGCTCAAGGGTGCTGCCAACGTTATCAGAGGCCAGAACACGAGTTAGAGTACGGCCAGGAACCGACATCAGCAGAGTGATAGTGCCGCCCTGCAGCCCCCGCGAAGCCGGGAACTCGAAGTAGTGAGTCATTTTGGTGCTCATACAGCCCCCTTGAAGTGCTTGCCTTTCAGCCCGGCGATTTCCTGACAGGTGACGCAGCACTGTACGCCCGGAATAACAGCCCGGCGCTCAGCGGGAATATCGCCTCCGCACGCCTGGCAGAAGAACGCAGAAGGCGCAGCCGGACGGCTAAGCGCGTTGCGGATATGACGATCACGGTTTTCCTGTTCGCGCTGCTGTACGAGGTCCATTGAATCGGCCATTAGTGAAGCTCCTGAGATTCGTTTTCAAAGCGGGCCGCTTCACGGCGCAGCAGCTCGGCGGCTTCTTTGCCGTCCATGCCTTTCTGGATGATGTGAACAGCCAGCGATTCAAGACGGATTGAAACGGCGAGGGCGCGGTCTTTACGCTCCTCGTTTTTGGCGGCTGTCAGCAATACGGTCAGCGCATCGTTGTCAGCTTTAAACTTGCGGGTTTCGGTATTACGCATATTTATTTCTCCAGAATTTAGGCAAAAGACTGCCCGGCGGGTTTACGCCATTAATTTCGGTCGGGGTTAATTACTCAGGTAGTACGCTTTCATGCAGTGAGAAACGACGGGGTAGAATTTCGCCCCAGCGCGCTATTTCGTTCATCGCCTTAATCAGCAACAACCGGCGGGGCTGGTCGAAATATTCAAACGGCCTGCCGACCTCATCACTTTTAAACGCGCCTGGCTCGTTGCGGTTCGCCAGCGTCATGACAACGAATTTAAAATTGTCATCCAGCTTGTTGAAATTACGCAGTGCACCGTTCTGCGTTGCTTTTAGTTTCTGATGAAAGCGGGCGAAACACTCCTCGCCGGACATCTTCACCGGCTGCGCATCAGCACAACCAGCATTATTAAACGGCGTCGCACCTGCATTGATTGGTGCGGACATGTTATTAATCATATCAACCTCAAAAAAGCTTTAACCCGGCGCTTAAACGACGCGGGGCGCACAGTGCGCAGTTCACTTAATAATGCCGACTGATCGCGGCTGGGGTTCCAGCGCTTACGGTCGCTTCCCATGATCCAGCCGTGGCCGTAGCTCATGGACGGACTTTGACGAACAAGCAGCGATGCGAATGAGGGTTCATGTTTCATGCTCACCTCACATCAGGCCGAATGTTGCGCCGATACCGCTGACAGTATCTACAGCGCTGGCGACTGCCGGGTTGCCCTGAACGCGGGCTTGCAGTGCAATGGCCGTTAACGTCAGCATTCTGATGCCAGAATTAACACACTCGATCATTCCGTGCTTACGGGCTTGCGTCAGGCGTTCCGTTGATATCGCTCCGGTTGCCAGTTCGCCGAGTTCGCCCATTGCGCGCAAGACATAGGTTTGCATTTTCTCTGGTGCCAGTTCGTTCACCGGTACACACGGCAAACAATGGATCTGAGCTAAAAACCCATCAACAAGAGTTGAGTCCTCAGTCAGATCAGTCAGCGCCCATATCTCGCGGGGCGTTAACTGGTGCGGTTGCTCAGGATTGAGCTTGTTATAAAGCGTATGCGGCTTGATACCAGCCTTAACAGCTAGCTCTTTGACGCTGTGAGTTGCCGCGAACTTTCTGCAAGCATCATCAAAGTGTGTATGTGACGAAATGCGAAAATCTAACATGCTGTAAATCCCTTTCAACTTGCATAATCAAGTTGCTTATTCAGCAACGTAGCGGCAATTAAGGCCCTGGGCTAAGAGACGCGCACGAAACGCGACCATATTGATACGAGCTGCACCGCCCGACTTTTTACGAGGCATGAGAATGAGATCCCCATCCTCAACCATTTGTTTTACGGTGCGGATGCTGTAGCCGTACTGTACTGCAAACTCTTCGTACGTCATCAGATCGGGGCCGGACGGGATTGCAATTTGTGGAGTCATGGGTGATTATCTCCGGTTAGTTGTTGTTTTGATGCATTGGCGTGCATTTGTTGATTCATGGGCAAGATTAATTGCTCATGTGGGCAAGGTCAACCCCAAAAGAGCGGGAAGGGTGAAAATAAATGGGACATGAGAAGGGAACCCCGAAGGAAATACTCAACCGAATGAAGCTGGCCTATGGCGTAACCAGTAACGCTGAGTTGTCGAATCTAACGAAAATTCCAGTCTCTACAATGAGTAACTGGCTCTCCAGAGATAGCATTCCTTTTAGATATGTGTACGAATGCGCCAATTCGACAGGTAAGGATGTTGACTGGCTTTTGAGTGGTGAACTTGCAAATGCGAGTCGTGAGGGGGCTGGAATTGCAAAATTCACTGGAGAGCAGTCCATCTATAACGAGATTTTAAAGAGTGGCGGACAGGCTCTGCTGCAAAGGCTTATGCTTGCATACGGTTTCACAATGCAAAAGCAGCTGGGTGAGTTGCTGGGGCTTTCTTCAGGGACCATGAGCACCTGGGTTCGTCGCAATCATTTTCCCGGCGACGTAGTGGTTGCGTGCGCATTAGATACTGGCGTTTCGTTAAGATGGTTAGCGACTGGTAAAGGCAATAAATTTGAGGTAGTCGAAACTGCCGGTTCTACTGTTGCCATCCCGTGCTTCACTTTGTCGTCCGGGAAGTTAGAAGAAAATGGTGTGCGGGCAGTAGACAAGGATTTCATACCTAAGCAAACAATTAAGCCTGCCTACATCAAAGGCCAAACATTCGATTGGCTCATTGATGAAAATAAGCGCGATGTCTCTAATGGACGTTGGATGCTTAGTATTGATGGTATTCATGATGTGTATGATGTTATCCGCATTCCCTCAAATAAAATCCAAGTCAAATTAATTAGCTCAGGTGCAAGCTTCGCATGCAATACCGATGACGTTGTATGCATTGGGCAGGTTATATTTTCAATTGGAAAAAATGTTTAAAAGGAATGTTGATGCTTATTAACCTAGCGAAGGCTTTCTCTTTAAGTTTTTTATTGCTTACTTCATTTTCATCTTTTTCTAAGCAAATCCCACATCCTATCCTTGATGCTTTGTCAGGCCTAAGGATAGAAAAGATAAAATTAGATGGTCAGATTTTAACCATCACTTACCAAGATGAGGATGTAGGCGACCTTATGGCCCTAACCGCAGCTGAAAGTGTTTGCTCTTCCCGGTTCAGTGATGATTCTAAATGGCCGGAAGATACATTGAAAAGTATCAGGGTTCTTAATCATTGGCAAATGCAAGGATATGTGTTTGATATTGATGCAAAGGCTTGTGATGAATACGGGCACGCTGAAGGAATCAATGCAAATGATTTTTTCAAGGAACGAATGAAGAAATACCCCTGATGTTATTTTGATTATTTTTAGAGATAACGCGATATGACAGCAAAGAAACTTCCTTCTGGAGAATGGCTTGCCGATTTCCGAGTTGACGGAAAGGACAGCCGCCGCATCAGAAAAAAATTCGCCACAAAAGGCGAGGCTGTTTCATACGAGCAGTATTACCGTGATGAGGCTCAGAGTAAGCCCTGGATGGGTGAAAAAGAGGACCGCAGACGCTTAAGTGAGATAATAGAGCTGTGGCATAACCTTCATGGCCAAGCATTGATTGCCAGTAAAACACGGCTAGCTAAGCTGCACATTGTATGTAATGGCCTGGGCAATCCTATCGCTTCTCAACTGACCGCTAAAGATTGGGCGCACTATCGCGATCGCCGCCTGCGTGGCGAGATCGATAATGGTTTCCATAAGGACCCTGCAGATTGGGCGGTGAAGCCCATCACAGTGAACCGGGAACAACAATATTTGATGGCGGTTTTTAACGAGCTTAAACGGTTGGGTGAATGGAGTCTCCCCAACCCCTTAGATGGGATCAGGGTCTTTAAAGAAGCTGACAAAGAGATGTCGTGGCTGACTCAGCCCCAAATTGTCGAGCTGTTTAACGCTTGCGAAAAGTACGGAAAAAAAGACCTGACTACGATCGTAAAAGTTTGCCTGGCGACAGGTGCAAGATGGGGGGAAGCGCAACGGCTGATTCGCTCTCAGCTATCACCTTACATACTCACTTTCACTAAAACAAAAAGTGGCAAGAACAGGGCCGTTCCGATCCCGAAGTGGCTATACGATGAGCTTTCTCCCCGACAGGGCAGAATGTTCAAGCCATGCTACCAAGAATTTAAAAAGATGCTGGCTTTGACAAATATCGAACTGACCGAGGGACAGAAAACGCATGTCTTAAGGCATACTTTTAGCTCCCATTTTATGATGAACGGCGGCAACATCCTTGTCCTGCAAAAGATTCTGGGACACGCCAACATCCGGGAAACGATGAAATATGCGCATTTTGCCCCCAATCATCTTGAGGAAGCCGCCTCACTTAACCCTATAGCTGATCCTGCGTCCATGATGTCCATATAG